CGCAGTGAAAAGAGGCAAAGTAGCCAAACGCGTAAAGAATCGTGTTGTCGGTAAATTACTCGGTAAAGCTGTAGGTAAATTAGGATTGTTCAAGTAATGGAAAAGTTCAAATCATTCTATGAAAAGAAAAAATTAACAGGTAAAGATTCGAAGGGTCATTTTCGTGCCACTGAAAAAGGTGCGGGTATGACTGCAAAAGGTGTTGCTGCAGTTCGTAGAGCAAATCCTGGTAGTAAATTAAAGACTGCTGTAACTACACCACCAAGTAAACTGAAACCAGGTAGTAAAGCTGCAGGAAGACGTAAGTCATTTTGTGCAAGATCCCGTGGATGGACTGGTGAAAGAGGTAAAGCTGCAAGACGCAGATGGAATTGTTAAATGGCGACTAAATTAAATGAAAATACGGAGGTAGCACTGCCTCTACGTAATATGATAAGTTTGATTGCTGCGGCATCTATTGCAACATGGGCATACTTTGGTATCATTGAGCGAATAAACAATCTTGAAACTCAACAGACTATGATGAAGTCTGATCTTGAACATAATACAGAGTTTCGTATCAAATGGCCTCGAGGTGAAATGGGTAGTTTGCCTGCTGACTCAGAACAGTTTATGATGATCGAACATCTGGCAGCAGAACTTGAAAAATTAACAACAGAGATTGAAAGTGGTGAGGCACCGTTCGATCAGCAGCAGAAACTGCAGATTGATTTTATGTTAAAGCGCATTGAAAACTTAGAAGCAACACATGAAAAGATTCGTAACGACATTATGGATCTAATACACTCAAATAGTCAAATACCAAAATCAAGTCGCAGCGAACACGAAGGTCACTAATATGGAAGCGATAGCAATAGTACTAATGTTGATGAAACCAGATCATTCTATGATGGAACTAGGTGATTTTAAGTCAATGGAAAAATGTCAAGTTGCTATGGAAATGGCCAAGACACAGTTTAAGAAGGGTCATTTATCTTGCCTCAAAAAAGGTGAGAAGATGAAGATGAAACACTGATGGCCACAGGAACATTTTTTGTATTATTAATGTTTTTCGGTGAACCTTCAAGTCTTAAGGAATACACTATACGTGAAAGTATGAGTGAGTGTCTTAGTGCAAAACGTACAATTGAACGTACACTCCGCGGAGGTAGATCTCAAGAATATGGTGGATCTGTACGCCTATCGTGTAAAAATTTAGAAGTAGAGCACGATGCAGATTATAATATTATAAGATTTACAGATGATTTAGATAAGGTATTAGGTTAACATGGCTGACACCACAGATCAAAGACTAGATAGAATCGAGGAAAAACTCGACAGGTTAGCTGATGCCATGATTGCATTAGCCCGCGCTGAGGAGAAACTTGCGGCAATGGCAAAGAATCAAGAGAATAATCATCAGAGAGTAAATAAGCTTTCTGCAAAATTAGATGATATTGAAAAGAAAGTAGATGATAATCATAGGACAGTGTGTCTTATAAATAAACTAGTATATGCTGCTTTAATTGCAGCTATTGGGGCGTATGTGGCTCAATTCATAACTTAGGAGAATACAATGTTCGGTAAGAACCCATTTAGTGAGTATAGGGCCACTCAGCAACAGGTCCAAGAAAAATTTCTAATTCCAGAAGAAATTCCAGCAACAGAACGTACAGCATTTCATGGTGCTGCAGCTGCTGCTCATAAAGCTGGCAAATCTCATTTCAATTTTGCTGGTAAAAAACATCCAGTAACTATGAAGAAAGATACTGCGAATGCCATTGCAGATCAAAAAGAAGGTTACTATAAAGACATGGAAATTAAAAAGCAAGATAAAGCAATGGGCGCCAAGCCAGTTCCTTCAAAGAAAAAGAAAGAAGCTGTAAAAGAATCTCGTATTCGCTTGGCTTTAGAAGCGGTATTATCAGAGAAAGAAAATCATTCTCCAAATGCAGATAAAGCTGAAAAAATGTCAGACAAAATCAAAGGCAAAGGCGCTGAAGATATGATGGCAGATGCTAATGCAGAAATTGCTAAAGGTCCTGATGCACACTTAAATGAGCCAGAGATTGATAAGAAGAACTTTGAAAAGATGACATCAAATGTAAAGAAGTCTGCAATGCGTAAGACTGATAATCCAAAGGGTGACACAAAAGTAGTGCCAAGCGGTACTCAGTTTAAAGATCCTGCTTCAATGAAAGCAGAATCATATGATAAAATGTCGACATTGAAAGCAGCATATGCGTCAATGTATCAAGTTGAAACTGAACAAACTGAAGAGGTAAAAGATGCCGATTAATGGACCAAAAGGTGCAGTACCAACTACACGCGGTTGGGAAAATCCTAGAACAGGTGAATTATTAAAATCACAACGTATTAGTCAAAGCGACATCGATGCTTGGCATGGTGTTACTGAGCAAGTTAAACCTGCTCCGACACAAATGCTAAATGAAGCACCGCCATCAAATAAATCATTTGATGATATGACTAAACTCGAACTTGAAGCTACAGGCCGACAGCATGGAATTGAATTAGATCGTCGTAAATCAAAAAACGATTTAATTGAAGAACTTGAAGAAGCTATGGATGATGATGTTGTGTTAAGCGACGACGAATCATATCTTAATAAACTATAGCATAATATATAATATATTATGATCATTGAAGAAAACCTAACTGAAAGCACATTTTTTTTATATGCTGCTAAACATTATTATAATCCAACTTTCTCAGATATCGAAGAATTTGAGGAAGATATAAAAAGGTTTAAGTATATCAAAAGACTGGTGAATCGATATTTAGAAACTGGCAAATTTCCAGATCGTTTATTGATGAATCACATTATCATCATCTTTAACGTATTTGGTATTTCGCCGGCGTTAAAGATGCTTGAATTGCGTTTAGATGAAAAGCACTGGCCGGTTATAAAGCCTATTCTTTTATTCTTAAATTATATTAAGAATGATGAATACACTGGGATTAAGATGGATCAAAACGTTGTTGATTTTTTAAGGAAGATATAATGGGATTAGTTAAAAGAGCAGCAGACTTAGCTTACACGTTTAGATTTATTCGAATGCTTGTATTAGACTGGAAGGAATGGGACGCGTATAAACTTGGAATCATCGATGAACAAGGTAAAAGACAGCGAAACATCAAGATTGACAACGATGAAAAGAGGTCAGCTTACACTCCGTTTATTCGATTGTGCGCGAACATTAAAAGGTTGGTGGCAAATATTCCCGGCGGTGGCAGTAAGCTTGGTAGTTTTGCATCTGCTCTGTATCTTATTAAAGAACATTATGGGTTAAAAGATACAAATATTAAAGCCATTAATGAAAAACTTGGTATTGATAGTCTTGATGTAGTACTCGAAGGTAATAGCTGGTTTTTACTTGATGATGGCTCAATCGGACCTGGTGTTTACAAAATAAAAGAACACAAGTTAATCGCTAAAACATGTGATGAAATGGTTTGGGCAAAAGATCAAATCAGAGTACATGATAATTGTTTACCAATTGGTGATGTATTTGGTATTCCTATTTATGAAGCAACACATATGAAGACAAATCAAAAAATCTTTATTACAGTTAACGAGATTTATAAATGACAATAAAAGAAGATGCCCCTACAGTAAACACATCAGCAATTCCTAATCCTGCAGATACTGCTATGGGGCCGCGCTTCAAAACAAATAGAGTACATGATCGTCGTAAGAAGAAAGGTACTCCTCTTTTACTTAAAAGGTTTAGAGATTATTATAAAGAAAAGGGAATATTATAATGCTTTCGATATTAGGATCACTCATTGGATTTGCTTCCTCTGCTGTCCCTGCGATAACAGATTCGTTTAAGGACAAAGCGGATAAGAAGCATGAAATCGAAAAGATGAAGACAATGGCCGAGCTCAGAGCTCAAGGCTACGACCATGAAATTAAGGTCTACGAGCAGATGGGTGCAGATAAAGAGCACGATCGTCTGATTCAACATGATATAAGTATTAACAAAGGGACAGGGTTTATCTCTGGATTGCAGAGATCTGTACGACCAGTAATTACCTATGCGTTCTTTGGACTATTCGCTACTATTGAGATTACACTCTTAATGGAAGCACTTGAAAAAGGAACTGAATTTTCTGAAGCAATTCAGTTATTATGGGATGAAGATACAAAGGCAATCTTTGCAGCTATCATTTCATTTTGGTTTGGTTCTAGAGCAATTGATAAAGCAAGGAAAAGATAATGCAAGATTTGAGAGATGATATTTTAGCAGCCTTTGAATCACATGCCAAAGGTCATATTGATAAACATAGAATGAATGTTGAAGTATACCTATCACATCCAGTTGGTGTAGGCGAACATCCGGATATTATGGAAGCAATTGAAAAAGAAATGGAAGAGATTGCTCGGTACGATGATATGCTGAGCATGACTTACAAGTATTTCAAAGATTAGAAAAGTCTTTTTCTAATAAACTATTAAAAAAACGGTTTACAAGAACTGCGTTTTGATATATAATAGTACTATAAAATAAACCAATCAATATATCGAGGTATCAATGGCTACACCTAATGTAGACACCCGTGAGTTTTTGTCGCAAACTAAATTTTATGATGGCTATTCGCGGTTTAAAGAAGAAGGTAATGGCGGCTATGAATCATGGGATGAAGCCGTAGACCGTGTACTACAAATGCACGAAAAGAATTACGAATCAAGTGAAAGTAAGTTAAGACCATACTTAGAAGAAGCAAGAGCAGCGTATAAAGAACAGCGTGTGCTTGGCGCTCAGCGCGCTTTACAGTTCGGTGGTGATCAATTGATGAAGCATCAGATGAGAATGTATAATTGTACTTCATCTTATGCCGATCGGCCGGAATACTTTGGCGAATATTTTTATATTTTGCTATGTGGTGCAGGTGCAGGTTTTTCTGTACAAGAACATCACGTTGCAAAACTTCCACAAGTGCAACAAAGAACGAAACAAGCTAAAGGCTATATCGTAGAAGATTCTATTGAGGGATGGGCATCAGCACTTGACGTATTGATGTCTTCATACTTTGTTGGAGGTGGTAAGTTTCCTGAATATGAAGGTCGTAGAGTATTCTTTGACTTGACAAATATTAGACCGAAGGGTGCTAAAATCTCAGGTGGATTTAAAGCTCCTGGACCAGAAGGCCTTCGTCGTTCTCTTGATAAGATTGAATTAATTTTACAAAATCTAGTAATAGACTTAAAAACTTCTGTATCACTCCGTCCTATTCACGTATACGATATTTGTATGCATGCTGCAGATGCAGTTCTTTCTGGCGGTGTTCGTCGTTCTGCAACTATTTGTCTCTTCTCTCCAGAAGATGATGAGATGATGAATGCAAAAACCGGTAACTGGTTTATGGACAATCCACAGCGTGGACGTTCAAACAATTCTGCAGTCATTGTTCGCGATGAAGCAACACCTGAAATGTTTGCAAAGATTATGGAATCTGTCAAATCGTTTGGTGAGCCAGGGTTTTATTTCACAACATCAAAAGAACATACTACTAATCCTTGCGTAGAGATTGGAATGTTTCCACAAATTAAAGGTAAGTCTGGTTGGCAAGGTTGCAATCTTACGGAGATTAATGGTGGGATGTGCACTACAGAAGAAGATTTCTATAAAGCTTGTAGAGCAGGTGCTATCTTAGGTACACTGCAAGCCGGTTATACTGACTTTAGATTTCTTTCGCCAAACACAAAAGAAATATTTGATCGTGAAGCATTGCTCGGTGTATCAATCACCGGCTGGATGAATAACCCAGAGATTCTATTCAATGAAAAGATTTTAGAAAAGGGTGCAAAAATTGTCAAAGATGTTAACAAAACTGTCGCAGCCATTATTGGTATTAATCCTGCCGCTCGGACTACTTGTGTTAAGCCTAGCGGTAACGCTTCAGTCCTTCTCCAAACAGCGTCTGGTATCCATGCTGAGCATTCACCGAAATACATTCGCAATATTCAAATGAATAAAGAATCTGAGATCACACAAGCTATCATTAAGTCAAATCCATATATGGTTGAAGAATCAGTATGGTCGGCTGGTGGTACAGACGTGGTTATCTCTTATCCTATTATTCCAAACAAAGGTTCAATGTATAAAGATGAATTACTCGGTGTAAAACATTTGGAATTAGTAAAGACTGCTCAAAAACATTGGGTAATTGCTGGTACTAATGAAGAACTTTGTGCCGATGAAGGTGTTCGTCATAATGTATCAAATACAATCATCGTTGATGATTGGGATGAAGTAGAAAAGTACGTCTTTGAGAATCGCTATTCATTCTCTGGTATCTCATTCCTCTCTATGTCTGGTGATAAAGACTACAATCAAGCACCTAATACAGCAGTGATTGATGAGAAAGAAATGATCCGTAAGTATGGACCATCCGCTATCTTTGCTTCAGGCTTAGTAGTAGATGCTATGAAAGTATTTCCTAATCTATGGGATGCTTGTTCTACTGCTCAAGGATATGGCTTAGATATTTCTCTCGAGTCATCAGAAAATTCTGCAAGACAAGATTGGGTAAGACGATTTGAAAATTTTGCTAATAATTACTTGAAAGGTAATGTGAAGAAAGCAGAACATTGCTTGAAAGATGCATATCTTTTTCATAAGTGGAATAAAATTCAGCAAAATCTAAAACCGGTAAATTGGAATGAAGATCTTACCGAACAAGTATTTACTGCTGTAGATACAATGGGTGCAGCAGCATGCGCTGGTGGAGCATGTGAAATTGACTTCTAAAGTACCTTCACCGTGTATACAAGTCTGTACAGTAGTTGACGGTTTTTGTCTTGGCTGTGAGCGCTCTGCAAAAGAAATTGCAGAGTGGCTTAGAGCTACAGATGAAAGAAAACTACAGATCTTAGAAAGAATCGGCCAATGAAACAGTGGAGAGTTGAATGTGAAGAGTGTGATAATGAATCTATTGTATTTTCAGATGTAGAAGTAGAGTTCTGTCCTGTGTGTGGAAGAAGAACTGAAGCAGTATTGGATGATGAAAACGAGTAATATATAATTGTATGTGGATATATGATGAACAACCTTACAATGAAACCCCAGATGAGTACCAAGGATTTGTGTATCTTATCACAGAACTGGATACAAACAAAAAGTATATCGGTAAAAAGAACTTCTGGCGGCCTAAGATATTACCAAAAAATAGTAAAAGATCTCGAAGGCAAAGAACTAAAGTCGAGTCAGACTGGCGAGAATATTATGGATCTAATAAAGAACTTCAAGTACTCGTTGAACAACGAGGGCAGAGTAGTTACAAAAGAGAAATCTTGATACTCTGTAGAACTAAAGGTGAGATGTCATACTACGAAGCTAAGTTACAGTTTAAACATGATGTTTTATTAAGAGATGATTACTATAATGAATTCATTGGCTGTAAAATTCATTCAAAACATTTACCTAAAAAAGAACCAAAATAATGGTGTACATTTCTGAAAAATAGTGGTATAATAGTTCTATAATCAAAGCAGGAGCTATTATGATTCTAGTCGACTATAGTGGTATTGCTGTAGCTACAATTGCAGTCAATAAAGTAAATGACGAAAGTATGCTTCGTCACATGATTCTCAACTCTCTTCGTATGTACAATAAAAAATTCCGCGAAGAGTATGGCCAAATGATCTTGTGCTGTGACGGTCCAAATAATTGGCGCAAGACTTATTTTCCTCAATACAAAGCTAATCGCCGTAAAGGTCGCGATGAATCAGATTTCGACTGGAATAAAGCTTTTACTATCATGAATAAAGTAAGACAAGAAATTGCAGAAAACTTTCCTTACAAAGTTCTGCATATGGAAAGCTGCGAGGCTGACGATATTATTGCTACTATTGTGGCAAACACTCAAGAATTCGGTCAATACGAAGAAGTAATGATCGTATCTTCTGACGGCGATTTTAAACAGCTGCAGCAATATGATAATGTTAAACAGTTTTCTCCACTTCTTAAGAAAGCTGTAGTAGATAACAACCCTAAGGTTAACCTTATCGAAAAAATATTATCAGGCGATTCTGGCGACGGTGTACCAAATGTTCTTTCTCACGATGATACATTTGTAAATGGCGAACGCCAAACACCTTTGTCCAAGAAAAAGAAACAAGCTATTGTAGAAGATCTTGCTGATGGCGAGTTACTATATGCTGCTTCTTGGTATCGTAATTACCAACGTAATGAAACACTTATCGATCTAAGTAAAACACCTGTAGCTATTAAGGAATCAATTATTGCAGAATTTAATGCTCAGGATCCTTGGCATAATAAAGGTAAGGTGTTTCCATACATGGTAAATAAAAATATGAAATTGTTAATTGAATCTGTAGAGGAATTTCTATAATGGCAACTAAACTAATCTTTGAAATTTTAGAAGAAGCTGCTTCTAAAAAAACAAATGAAGAAAAAATTTCAGTACTTCAAAACAATTCTTCAATGGCATTGAAAGATGTTTTAAGAGGTACTATTGATTCGACTATTCAATGGAATTTACCAGGTGGTGAACCTCCATACACTGCATGTGAAGAACACAATTGCCCAGCAAATCTTTTAAGAGAACACAAAAAATTTAAGTATTTTGTTAAAGGTCTTCACGAAAGCGAAAGCCTTCCTTCCTTTAAACGTGAAAAAGTTTTCTTTGGTATCCTTGAATCAATACATCCTCGTGATGCAGAAGTTATGATTGCAATGATCAATAAGAAAATTCCTAAAGGCATCAGTAAAAATGTTGTAGCAAAAGCATTTCCTGGTTTACTTCAAGATTAATATTTGGTATAATAGAGCTATGAACATATTTGTATTACATGAAGATCCTGTTATTGCTGCACAAATGCAGTGTGACAAACACGTACCTAAGATGGTAGTCGAATCTGCACAAATGCTTTCTACTGCTCATCGAGTTCTTGATGGCGCGCTTACTCGTCGGCCGTCAAAATCTGGCAAAACAATGGTTAAGTACTGGGATTTGTACGAAGGCCAAGATGACCTTGAAGCAGAATTGCTTTATTACAAAGCAGTGCATGTCGGCCACCCATGCACTCAATGGTCAATGGAATCAGACTCTAACTATCGGTGGCATTATGACCACTTCATCGGCCTATGTCAAGAATACACATACCGCTACGGAAAGCTACATGCTACAGCAGATAGACTAGCTTCAGCATTGTACTCTCCACCAAGAAATATTCCTAAAGGTCCCATGACTCCATTTGCACTTGCAATGAAATCTAATCCTGAATGTTTCTTTTACGGTGATCCTGTACGTTCTTATCGTGCTTTCTACAAAACAAAGCAAGATAGATTTTCAATGAAATGGACAAAACGTTCTGTACCGGAATGGTTTTATATGGAGAATGCTTATGGATAATCTAGATAGATTAGATTTTT